TCGCCGGCTGAGCCGGCATCTTGACGGCTAGGGGCTGACAAGTGAGTGAAGAATCCCGCAAAGTGGGGGAAAGTGCGGAGCCAAAGCGCAACGGCGCTAGAGGCATAGGCCGACAGAAGGGCGTTCCGAACAAGTCAACCAAAGCCGTCAAAGAAGCCTTGCAAGAGGCGTTTGAAGGCATGGGCGGGACTAAATCCCTGATTGAATGGGCTAAGTCAGAACCGACCGAGTTATACAAGCTGTGGACGAAGCTGCTGCCGGCTGAAGTGAAAGCAGAAGTGACGACCATTGGCGACCAGCCCATCGGCAAGATCCAGATAGAAGTAATCAGTGCGAACCCTCAAAGTCCGGCTGACTGACCCGCAGGCGCGGTTTCTTCAGCTTCCGCACAAGTACCGGCTGTTCTGTGCAGGGTTCGGGGCAGGCAAGTCTGAGGCGATGGCGAATGCAGCCATGATTGACGCTTGCGAGTCGAGCGACACGCTTATTGGGCTGTATGCACCGACCTACGACCTAGTACGACTCATCACGGCGCCTCGCATCACATCAAAGCTGACAGAGCATGGCATCCAGCACACTTACAACAAGTCAGAGAACGTAATCTACACTAGCGCACCCAGGTTCGGGGACTTCATCTTGCGCACGCTGGACAACCCCGAGCGCATCGTAGGGTATGAGACATACAAGGCGCACTGTGACGAGCTAGACACCCTACAAAAAGAACATGCGCGCCATGCTTGGAACCAGGTTATCGCCCGTAACCGACAGACGCCGGTAGGGGTAACTGAACCGTTCAATCGCGCCAGCGCATATACAACCCCTGAAGGCTTCCGATTCTGCCATGAGCGATGGGTAGCCAAGCGAACAGACAGCTACGGCATGGTACAGGCTCCGTCCTACTGTAACCCGTTCCTGCCAGACGACTACATTGACAGCCTGCGGGAATCCTACCCGGCTGAACTGGTAGAGGCGTACATTGAGGGACGCTTTGTCAACCTGACAACAGGCACGATATACAACGCCTACGACCGCGAGCGATGCCGGTCAACCGAGACTATCAGGGAGGTGGAGCCGCTCTACATCGGGCAGGACTTCAACGTTGGCGCGATGGCTTCTACCGTCTACGCACGCCGGCCTAACGGCTGGCACGCTGTCGATCAGCTAACCGGCATCTATGACACGCCGGCACTGTGCCAGACGCTCAAGGAACGGTACGCCGGCCACAAGCTAACCATCTACCCAGACGCCAGCGGCAACAGCAGAAAGACCGTGAACGCATCCGAGTCTGACATTTCACTATTGAAACAGGCCGGATTCACGGTCAAAGTGAACGCGACCAACCCGCGAGTCAAAGACCGCATTCTGGCAGTGAATACCGCATTGACTAATGGTACCATGTGGGTTAATGACCGCATGTGCCCGGATGTAGTATCATGTCTGGAACAACAGGCATACGACAAGAACGGCGAGCCTGACAAAACTGGCGGATTCGATCACCAGAACGACGCGACCGGATACCCTATTGTGTTTGAGATGCCAGTGGTTAAGCCAGAAACCCCAATCGGAATCAGCCTCAAGAGGGCGTACTAATGTCAGTTGATTTTCAGCGGGACGACTACACGCAAGCGCGCCCCGATTGGGAGATGGTCGACACGCTGTGCGATGGCGAGTCAGCCGTAAAGCGCGCCGGAAAGACGCTATTGCCAGACCCGGTTGTCAGTACCGGCGAGACTAAGCAGGAACTTCAGGCCATCTATGCGCGCTACCTTCAGCGTGCGCTGTACGTCAATATCGTTGGGCGCACCCTGGCCAGCCTGATCGGCTCCGTGTATCGCAAGCCGCCTACGCTGTCAGTGCCTGCTAACCTGGAATACATGGCGACCGACTGTGACGGCAACGGCCTGTCGATCTATCAGCAGTCTCAAAAGTCGCTTGAGGACGTGCTGACTACTGGCCGATGCGGCCTGCTTGTTGACTTCCCGCAAACCGATGGCGCTGTCTCTCTGGCCGATATGCAATCCGGCCTTATCAGGGCGAACATCTGCCATTATGACGCAGAGGATATTATCAACTGGCAGCACATGCGAGTCGGCGGCAAGTCGCTGCTTTCCAAGGTAGTGCTGGCCGAGTCTGTTGACTCCGTTGACGGCTTCGTCACGACGAAGGTTAAGCAATACCGCGAGCTTTCGCTTGATGGCGGGCTGTATGTCGTCCGCATCTGGCAGAAAAACCAGAACACGCAAGAGTTCGAGATTGTCTCTGAGTCAGTCCCTAAGCAGGCGAACGGCCAGCCGTGGGGCGTTATCCCGTTCGAGTTTATCGGGGCGAACAACAACGACAGCAGCATCGATCAGGCTCCGCTGTTCGGGCTGGCTTGCGTTAACCGCAAACACTATCAGCTAGGGGCAGACTGGTACAATGCGCTGTACTTCGCTGGCCAGCCACAGCCGGTCATATCCGGGCTAACTGAGGACTGGCGCGACTGGCTGGAAAAAAACGGCATTGTCGTCGGCTCCCGCGCTCCGTTCCTGCTGCCTGAGGGTGGGAACTTCGCATACGCCACAGTGACCGCAGACAGTGCCATTCAGAAAGAACTGACCGACCTTGTACAAATGATGGCGCTCATCGGTGCACGTCTTGTGCAACCAGGTGAGGCCGCGAAAACGGCTACCCAGTCGGCAGGCGAGCAGGAAGTGTCGCATTCTGTCGTCTCGCTGGCTGCTGAGAACGTGTCCGACGCCTACACGAAAGCACTTGAATGGGCGCAGATGTTCATGGGCGGCGCTGGTGAAGTTGAGTTCCGCCTGTCCAATGACCTCTCCGTTATCCAGTGGGACGCGCAGATGCTGGCCGCAATCGTTGCCGCTTGGCAGTCCGGCACAATGCCGAAAGCCGATGCAATACGATTCCTTCAGCGTATCGGGCTGGTGGATGCGAGCAAGACGGTAGATCAAATCATTGAGGAATTGGACGGGGCAGGGGTAAACCTTGGCTAACTCCGCCCCCGCCCTAATCAGCCTCTCAACCCGACAGCAAGTCATGCTTGAACGGTTGAAGGCTGGCAACATCAAAGGGCTGGAATCGTTCCTGAAGGATGCCGCGAAGGCTATCCGCGACCGACTGGCTAGCGATGAGCTAACCGCGCTGGCCCGTAGTCGTGCGGAGGCTCAGCTTGTCGCCATCCGTAATGACCTACAAGCCATCTACGGCGACGCAGGCAAGCAGATCACATCAGACCTGAAGGACTTGGCAGACTACGCAACCGGAGCAGAGGCTAGGGCGCTTGATGCGGTACTGTCTGGCGTAGAGTTGACCGTCCCGTCTGCTAATCAGGTACTTGCCGCTGCAATGTCGCGCCCGCTTACGTCAGGCCAGTCGGCCAAGATGCTAGAGCCATTCATTAACGATTGGGTGAGCGGCTCGATTGAGAAGGTAGAGAACGCCATCCGGCTAGGCTACATGCAGGGCCGCACGAATCGCGAGCTTATTGCTGATGTTGTCGGGACGGCCAAGAACAAATACAAAGACGGCATGATTGATGCCACGTATCGCAATGCGCAGGCCGTGGTTCGCACATCGGTGCAGCACGTTGCTCAAGTCGCACGCTCTGAAATGTGGGCGCAGAATGCCGACATAATCACAGGGTATGAGTGGGTTAGCACGCTAGACAGCCGCACGACAGTACAGTGCCAGTCTCTTGATGGCCGCGTATTTGAAATAGGCAAAGGGCCGCTGCCGCCTGCGCACGTTGGCTGCCGCTCATCCACAGCCGCCGTTATCGCCAACAAATTCATCCGCGACACCCTACGCCAAGGCGCGACCCGTGTTAGCAACGGCGAGACAGACGGGCCGGTATCAGCCAGCACATCATACTATGAGTGGCTCAAGACGCAGCCGGCATCATTCCAGGATGAAGCGCTCGGGCCAATGCGTGCGCAGTTGTTTCGGGACGGCGGACTATCTGCACAGCGCTTTCAGGAACTACAGCTAGGCAAGCAATTCGAGCCGCTGACCCTTGACCAGATGAAAGAACTAGAGCCGGTGGCGTTCGAGCGTGCCGGCTTATAACGTGGTCTGTGGCCACACAATCGCCCGGAGGGCAATGTAATGCTGAAACTCGAAACCGATAGCCTTGATTCCATTGATGAGCCGTTGCGCGGTCTTTATGAGGAAAAGGAAGGCAAGTTCCGCCTAAAGGTTGACGGCCTGCCGAATGATGAGGGGCTGAAGAAGAAGAACCAGGAACTGCTTGACGAGCTTAAAGGCTTCAAGCGTACCCAGAAAGAGAAAGACGAACAGCTTGAACGTGAACGGCAGGAACTGATGGCCAAAAACGGCGACGTTGAGTCACTCCGCAAGAGCTATGAGGACAAGTTCGGCAAGATAACCTCCGAGTTTGGCGAGAAGGAAAAATCATACCAGCAGCAACTGCAACGGCTAACAGTCGGGCAGGCCGCTACCACGTTAGCAGCAGAACTTGCAATCCCTGGCTCGGCTGCTGTACTATTGCCACATGTGCAGGCGCGTCTGTCTATGGAAATCCGTGACGGCGTACCTGTTACGGTTGTTATCGGTAAAGACGGGAAGCCGTCTGCATTAACGATTGACGACCTGAAGTCCGAACTTGCAGCAGAGCCGGCATTTGCGCCGATAATTGCAGCAAGTAAGGCAGCCGGGGGTGGGGCCTCTGGTGGTGGCAATGGCGGCGGGGCCGCGAAAAAGGCAATAACCCGTACCCAATTCGACAGCCTGAATGCTGAAGCCAAAATGGCTCACATCAAGGCTGGCGGAACCATCACACAGTGAGGCTTTAAAAAATGACCACGAATACCCTGACTAACCTGATTCCTGATGCATATGCCGCGCTTGACGTGGTATCCCGTGAACTGGCCGGCCTGATCCCTGCTGTGACTGTTGACGCCTCCGTCAATACCGCTGCCCTGAATCAGTCTGTTTTCGTTCCTGTCGCCCCCGCCAGCAATGCCGCTGCCAGCATCACGCCGGCCATGTCTATTCCGGCTGAAGCTGACCAGACCATTGGCAACGTCGAAATCAAGATCGACCAGCAGTACGCAGTTCCGTTTAGCTGGTCCGGCTCCGAGCAGGACGGCGTTAACAAGGGCGCTGGCTACCTGACTATCCGTCAGAACCAGATTGCTCAGGCAATGCGTACCCTGGTGAACAAGATCGAGCTTGATCTTGCCAACCTGTACAAGAAAGCCTCTCGCGCAGCCGGCACCGTCACCACAACCCCGTTCGCCTCTGATCTGTCTGGCCTGTACGCTGCCCGCAAGATTCTTGTGGATAACGGCGGTGCAACCTCCGACATTCAGTGCGTGATTGATACGACTGCTGGTGCCAAGCTGCATACCCTGTACGGCATCAACGCTGACCGTGATAACTCGGCAATGGCTCTGCAACAGCAGGGCGTGCTGATTTCTCCGTCCGGCATTCCAATCCGTGAATCTGCCCAGATCGTTAGCGCAACTGCCGGCACTATGGCATCTGCCACATCGACCTCGGCTGCCTTCACTGTTGGCCAGACTGTCATTCCTCTGGCAACCGCTGGCACTGGCGTGGTTGCTGCTGGCGATGTCATCACCTTCGCCAATGACACCAATCAGTATGTGGTTGCATCGGCTACCTTTGCTGGTGCCAACCCTGCCTCTGGTGACAGCATCACCCTGGCTGCTCCCGGCCTGCGTGTTGCTCAGGGCGTGGCAACTCGCGCCATCACTGTCGTGGCAACTGGCCCGCGTAACATGGTGTTCAACCGCTCTGCAATCGTGCTGGCTACCCGTATGCCGGAACGTCCGGAGGAAGGCGATCTTGCGCTGGATGTGATGACCATCACTGACCCGCGCACTGGCCTTAGCTTCGAGCTTTCCATCTACGGCGGCTACCGCAAGGTTCGCTATGAGCTGGCTCTGGCTTGGGGCGCGCGTTGCATCAAGTCGGAACACACTGCGCTTCTGCTCGGCTGATCTACATGAACCGGGGGGCTTCGGCCCCTCGCTTCTCATCATTCTTAAATCAGCGGGGGCGTTATGACACTGACAGTAGAGACTGGCGCAATTGTTACTGGCGCTAATTCCTATGTCTCCCGCGCTGATGCTATTGCGTATGCCTTGAATCGAGGCATCACGCTTGCCAATACAACAGCGACAGACGATATGCTCATCAAGGCGACAGATTACCTTGAGACGTATGCTGCTCGCTATCGTGGCATTCCTGTAGACCGTGAGCAGCCGCTTGCATGGCCTCGTTATGACGCCATTATCGAGGGCTTTGCTTGGGCTACGGATGAAATCCCGCGCCAGGTTGTCAACGCGCAACTGGCTGTCCTGCTTGAAATCAATGCAGGCGATGACCCGTTCAACCCGACGCCCGTAGTCGGCCCGGTCACTGAAAAGACAGTCTCCGGCGCTGTCACTGTCCGGTATGCGTCCGGCACATCCAGCAAGGTGAAGAAAACCCGCGCATCTGATGCAATCATCGCGCTTCTGCTGTCCCGTTCCGGCCTGTTCTCGGTGCGTGCCTGATGGCTTTCTATGATGACATGCAGGATGTGGCCACCGACCTGCTGACAGAGTTTGGCAAGTCGATCACGTTCTCGCGAATCACAAAGACATTCAACAAAATAACAGGCAAGAACACGACCGCCACGACCGCCACGACTGCGACTGTCGGCGTTGAGATCCCCATTAATCAACGGCTGGTGGACGGTACGCGCATACAGTCCGGCGACCGCTCGCTTATCATTGATGCGAGCTATGCGCCAGTGATGGCCGACACGGTAAGCCTGAGTGGCGAAACGTGGTCAATCGTTGAAATACAGCCAATCAAGCCAGCCGATACGGTTATCGCTTACCGCTTGCAGGTGCGAAAATGAGACTGGCCGATATTTATTCCGCTTGCGCCACTCGGTATGCGTCCGGCTCGTTCACCATTCCCGATTATTGGCCCAATGACGACAACAACCCGACAGCGGGAACGGCACATGCTCGCGTGTGGTTCCTGCCGTCCGAGAATGACGCAGGCTCACTAGGCGGGAATGGCGTAGACGTGCAGACTGGCATCCTGCAAGTTGACCTGATGTACCCAACGAATATCGGCATCGGCGATATTCTCGACAAGGCCGACGCAATCGCCACGCATTTCCAGCGTGGCCACAGCCAGGTATATGACAGCCAGGGCGTGCAGTTCACCGGCACGAATGTAACAAGCCCGAGCAATGAGGACGGGTGGATGCGCTGTATCTGCTCAATAGGCTGGTATGCGCATATTGCGCGAAGTGTGCCATGAGCTTCTCGGCTGACCTTGCAGCATTTGCAGCTAAGTCTGGCGAGTCGCTGGATAAGACTGTGCGCATGGTTACGCTGGAACTGTTCGGTAGTGTTATCCGTGGGACTCCGGTAGACACAGGCCGCGCCCGTGGTAACTGGCAGACAACCGTCCAAAGTCCGGCCAGCGATGAAGTCGACAGGCCACAGAGTGCAGCCATTGCAGAGTTATCCGCTAACGCTGGCGGCGTTGGTTCGGTAACGTATCTGGCTAACAATCTGCCATACATCTACCGGCTTGAGATGGGATGGTCTACGCAGTCGCCACCACATGCCATGGTGCGCGGTAATTTCCAGCGAGTGCAGGCCATTGTGGCTAATGCGGCTCGTGAAAATAAGGTATAATCAACCCGGCAACTGTGCCGACTGAGGGCTAATACAATGACTATCGCATCCGGCAGCCGGCACCGTCTCGCTGCAATCGCAGAAGTAACATATGGCACGACTCCGACTACTCCGGCGTTCACCACATTGCGGCACAATTCCTGCAATATCGGCTTGTCCAAGGACGCTGTAGAGTCCGAGGAAATCCGAGGCGACCGCCAGATCACATGCTTCCGTCATGGCAACAAATCCGTAGGCGGCGACATTGAGGGCGAACTGGTATACGGCGAGTATGATTCGCTCATGGAAGCAGCACTGTGCGGCACATGGTCGACTGACGTGCTGAAGGCTGGCACCACACGTCGCTCGTTTACCATTGAGCGCACGTTCCAAGACATTACGCAGTACGTCCGCTATACCGGCTGCGAAGTAAACAGCATGAACATCTCGCTGTCTCCTAACAGCATGGTGTCGGTATCGTTCGGCTTTGTCGGAAAGGATCAGGCAATCGCTGGCTCTGCTATCGCTGGCTCTAGCTACTCGGCACTGACAGACACCTGCCAGTTCGACAGCTTCACGGCAACGATTAACGAAGGCGGCTCGGCTATCGCTCTGGTGACAGAGGCGAATATCACGCTTGAGAACGGCATTGAGCCACAGTTTGTAGTCGGCTCATCTACTACTCTCCGCCCTTCGATTGGCCGCAGCAACGTGACCGGCTCGATTACTGTGTATTTTGAAGACCAAGCGATGCTGATGAAGTTTCAGAATGAAACGGAATCGAGTCTTGATATTACGTTGACCGACCCGGACGGCAATACGTTGAAGTTCGACATCCCGAAGCTGAAGTACACCAGCGGCCAGCCAGACGTAAGCGGCGAAGGCTCGGTTACTGTCAGCATGGACTTTCAAGCCATCTACGACAGTGTCGATGCCAGCAACATAGTCATAACACGTAACCCAATCTAATATTTACCCGACAGGCTCAAGGATGAGCCACCTTATACCGGAGTGACAATGAAACTTGACGACCTGCTGACAGCACCGGCGCACGAAGAAGGCGCGGAAATGCGCGTGATGCACCCGGCCACTGGCGAGCCGACTGATGTTTATATCCGCATCAAAGGCGTGGATTCCAAGACGTTCCGCAATGCCTCGCTTGAGTTCAACCGCAAGCGACTGGAAAAAGGCAGCGATGCCGACGAGTTGTCGCTTGATCTTACCGTTGCCATCACTGCCGGCTGGCGTGGTCTTGATGAAGAGTTCTCCCCTGCACTGGCTCGCAAGCTGTACACCGATAGCCCGGCAATCCGCGCACAGGTGGATGAGTTTTTTACCAAGCGCAGAAATTTTATGAAGGGCTGATCGCTGGCCTTATCGAGTACGCTAATCACCAGTTCTGGCTTGATGGCGTACCGAAAGGCCAAAAGATCAGCCGGCGAGACTCGCTTACCCAGGTTGCACAATCGTTAGGCCGTATTCCGCGAGAGTTGCAGAATGCGCCAAAGGCTCCGGATGGCTCTGATTATCTGTGGAGATTGTTTGTAGACCTAAAGAATGCCGGCAGCGTTTCGTATTCCGAGATTCGCGCCTATGTTGAAATGACTGGCGAGCAGCTAACGCCTGTCGAGGTTGATTGTTTACGCCGGCTTGATGAGGCGCACGCGAGGAACAGGTAATGACAGAATACGCTTCGCTTGTACTCAAGGTTGATTCGACTCAAGCGAAAGGCGCTGCCGGCGACCTAGACGGCCTGACCGATTCCAGCAAAAAGGCAGAGTCTAACCTTTCCAATCTCAAGGCCGGAGCCGCTGCTGTTGGCGTGGCGATTGCTGCTGCTGCTACCGCTGCCGTCGCAATGACGAAAGCCAACATTGATGCAGCCGACGCAGCCGGAGAATCAGCGGCCGCTGCCGGTATATCTGTCGAGCAATACACTCGTCTTGGCTACGCCATGAAGTTCAGCGTAGGCGGTGCGGACGCGCTTGATGGCTCAATGAAGTTCCTGAACAAGTCGATGTACGATGCCGCCAACGGTAGCAAGTCGGCTCAGGCCGCTTTTGATTCTCTTGGCGTATCCTACACAAATGCGGACGGCTCTCTCCGCGAATCCACAGACGTGATGCTAGACGTTGCTGACAAATTCAGCACGATGAAAGACGGCGCGCAAAAGTCTGCTATGGCGATGGATATTTTCGGGAAGTCTGGCGCGGAAATGGTGCCATTCCTGAATCAAGGCGCTGCCGGCATCAATGAATTGACAGCGCAGGCTGACCGGCTTGGCGTTACGCTGGATGGCCCAACAGCAGACGCCGCCGGCCAGTTCAACGACAACATCGACATGCTCAAGGGCGCGGCTAAGGGCTTCGGCAATGAGGTAATGAAAGGACTGTTGCCATCCCTGAATAACCTTGGCAATGAGATGGTTGCCACAGCCGATAACGGCGATGCGATGGCCAGTGCTGCCGAGGGAGTTGTTGCTATTCTGAAGGGGGTTGTGACAGTAGGCGTTACCGCTGCTGCTACTGTTCAGGCTGTCGGCAATGCTATCGGCGGTGTCGCTGCTGCAACTGCTGCGGCACTGTCTGGCGACTTCGCTGGCGCTGCTGACATTATGAAGCAGGTTCACGCTGATACTGTCGATACCGCAGGCCACCATGAGCAAGATTGCGGCGATATGGGACACCAGCGCGACGGCTGTAGAGGCGGCTGAAGAACGCAAGCGGACGGCTGTACATGCGACTATGGCGGCTGTCGGTGGCGATGGTAGCGCAGCGGGGTCAGTGGCTAATGGTGGCGCTAGTGGAGCCGCACAAGCAGCCGCTCCGGCTATCGGGCCGTCTGAGGATGAGTTGATGGCATGGCTTGAGCGTGAGGATGCCGCACAGGCTCAAGTCAATGGCATGAAAGACTGGTACAGGCAGCAGGACCTGGCAGCCGAACAGACAGCAGCAGATGCACGCATCCAAAT